CAAGCCCTGTACAGTTTAGTTAATAACTTTTTCTGTTTCATGGTTGTGTCCTCCTTGATAATTATTTAGCTGTTTAACACCTTAGCGACTGAATTCATAACACTAGCAATACGACCAATATCACGAAGTTGTTCCACAGTATAGCCCTCTGTCTTGAGTGTTTCATAATGTGCTTTCACACAGAAGTGGCACTTACCAACAATGCTGGCGGCCAAACTAAATGCTTCAAAGTTTGACTTGGTAGTTCCGCCATGGCTTGCAATAGCGTTCATGCGTAACTGTGCTGGCAATCCCTTTAGAGCCGGATCATCTGCCATTTCAATGTATGGATACCAGACATTGTTCTGTGCCATAATGCTCGCGGCAGTCATTGCTGATTCTGCATGAACAGGCCCGTCTGCTAACATGATGCTTAGTACTTTACCATTTCCTGTTGCAGCCAGTGCAGCAACAGCACAGCCCATAGCCACATCAGCATCTAGTGTACTACGAACTAGAACGGCATCCAGATTCAATTTTGTATCTTTGGCGTAATCTGGCAACGCACCTTTTACTGTTTCAATAAAACTCATTTTGTTTTCTCCGCAATTGTTTTATAACCCTTGTATGTAGGATGTACTTGATCTGGGCTAGTGTCATGCTGTCTAGCATCTATTACAAAGTCTTTGTACTTGTCTGCTACTGCAAGAACTGCCCGTCTCTTGTCTTCTTTAATGTTAGGAACAATCCAATAAACACGACTTGCATCTACTAATTGTCTTAGAGAATCTAATTCTTCAAATGTGTTTATTTTTGCCGTATCGTTTGATCCCAAGCTGATAATAACACTTGATGCTTTAGTATTCCCCTGTGTATGCAACACATGACGATTTACATAGTTATAACTGTTAATACCACTTGTGGCATAAGTTACACATTCTTTACGAATTTGTCCAACACCTACTGCCAGGCTATCACCTAGAATCAAACATTCTAACATTTTAATATTTTCCCGATGCTAATACGATTTGACAAATATGTTCTAATCGTTCAATGTGCTCAAATGCCCTCCACGGGCTTGTATCAATAGCTACAACTCCGTGACCTTTGATACCCACAATGTCGTAAGCAATGTTACCTGAGTTATCTAACTTTAGATTTTCATGACAACGATCAGCAAGCTCTTGACTGATAGGAGCAACATCTCCTACATTTGGTGCTACCTTTGTATAGCGATTAAGTTCAGGAAACGCATCGCTGATGGTGCTCAAGTCAATACCGGCATGCATGGCCGCAATGCAATAAGTTGGGTGTAGATGTACTACAACCCTAACTTCGTTACTATGTTGACCCATCTTCTTTTGTAACCCAAAGTGTAATGGAATTTCTCCGCTGGGTTTAAGATTAGTACTAATATCAGTATACGGCAAGTCTGTCCAATTATATCGGTCTACAGGTTGATGCATAATGCCGATCTTCTTAAACTGATCAGGTTGCATTGTTTGCTTACGGACGCCACTGGGTGTGATGTAAAAGTGATCACGGTCGTGATGACGAATACTAACATTGCCATCACGACTGGTAATCCAGTTACGTCTATATGCTTCAACTAGAGTATCACAAATGGTTTCTAACATAGTTATGCTCCGTAATAAATGTTCGATTCATCTTCTTCGGCAAGCTCGGGAGTGTTCCAAACATTACGATTATTCCATTCACGAATACGATCTAATCTTTCCTGTTCTGTCATTTCATAACATCTAGGATTACGATCAGGTTGTCGTAGCGTATCGATACCTCGTTGAAGCTTAAACATTACAGAGTCTCTCCGCCTACCGTACGGTTACATGCACATAGCTCGCCAGTTTGTAGCGCATCCAATACACGAAGTGTTTCTTCTGGGCTACGACCAACGTTCAAGTTGTTAACAGTCACGTGTTGGATAACGTTTTCTGGATCAACGATGAATGTTGCACGAAGTGCTGCACCTGCTGGAGTATAAAATACGCCCAACTGTTCAATAAGGCTTAGATTTTCTCCAGTCTCTGCGTTCCAACGTTGTGTATCAGCAAATTGATTGTGTGTGATTTTGATTAGATCACTGTGACTCTTTTGCCATGCTACTTTACAGAACTCGTTGTCTGTGCTTCCGGTGAGCAATACAGCGTCACGGTCAGCAAAGTCGCCTGTTAACTTGTCGTAGGCTACAATTTCTGTAGGGCAAACGAATGTAAAGTCTTTTGGGTAGTAAACAATTACTTTCCATTTACCAGCAAATGACTCGTCTGTGATGTCAAAGAACGCATCTTCTGGTTGTCCTGGCTTAACACCTGTTACTACGAATTTTTCTAACTTATCGCCAACTGTTTTCATATCTTCTCCTTGTGTGTGATAAAAACTAATAACTCAGTACTTACACTGATATTATATTGTACGTTTATTTAACCTATAGGTCAAGCGATTTTAATAGATTTTTCAATAATTATTTCAATAACGCTTATAGGTTTTTTCAATAATGAAAAAGGCCCGAAGGCCTTTTTGGTGGTTTCTGTTACGAGGTATTTCCTACCCTAAGCAGTGTTTAGGCCGCTAATGCGTATTCGCTTGAGTTTGCGTTTACTTGATTTGCTTGATTTACGGTCATCGCCTACCGTGTTGCCGTCTCTATTATCTCACCCTGTCGAAACCATGGCAGGCCCATTATTAAACATACTCAAGCGGGTCTTTTCACTTACTCTGTGCTATAGCTTTCAAGAGTAGGGTTGAATATGTTTAATGGTGGACCTGGCGGGAGTCGAACCCGCGTCCAGAATGCCTTCACTTTGAAGGGATTACAACAATTCCTTACATAAAAAAATGTACCAAAACAAATATAACAATTAAAATTGCTACAATTGGTTGGTACGCTTTCATGTTATTTACGCAGTTTGGATATTACTAGCCTGGGCGCCTTTCGGTCCCATTGTTACTTCAAAAGTCACACTCTGTCCTTCTTGTAGACTTTTGAAGCCACTTGAATTAATCTGTGAAAAATGTGCAAATAAATCTGCGCCGCCATCTGTAGGAGTAATGAAGCCAAAACCTTTGGCGTCGTTAAACCATTTTACTTTACCTGTATTCATGTTACTTTATTTTCCTTGGTTGTTAAACATACTGTGTGTGTATATTAGTTATCATTATAGCAATTTTATGCGAACAAGTCAAGTGATTCTTGTTCTTTTTCTGCCAATTTGTCTGGACGAATGGGTTCTAGCCACGTATCCGGGATATATGCTTTGGGTGTGTCACCTAACATATTGATCAATCCGTACTCTGTTGCAATCCACCAATAGTGATCTGTAATAATTGCTTTACACGGTACATCTCTGAAGGAGAACATTTCTCCTTCTTTAAAATGTCCAATGTAGCTATCTACTAATACAGTCTTTCCTACATTACTAGGACGGATAGAATGAATAATTTTAGCTAGATCGCCTTTTTCACACTTCATTTTTTGCCTGTAAGAGTCTTGTGTGTAAGATCATATTTTCTGTTACTAGCTTAGTGATAGTAGACAACACAATTAATCGATCTTCGTCTGAATATGTTTCTTTGTCAAATTGGTCAAGAATACTTGTACCAATCATTTTCATTGCTTCTTCTTTGCCTTGTTTAAATGCTCCCCAATCAAACGGGTCGCCCTCTTCTACAGCAAATGCAATTTCAACTAGTTGTTCTAAACTTATTTTAGCCATCCAATCCTCTCGTTGTTATCTTTTCTTCTTTGATGTTCTTCCACGCTCCCAGGAAAACGCCAAGCCCAAACGGCAACAACGGCCATAAAGCAAGCAGTACTGATAATTCCAATTGGTTTCACTCCTGTGAAGAACATAATTAACAAACTTGTTGACATCATAGCTAGCATGAAGAATTTCATCTTAGTAGGGAATACACGCTTCTCGCCCCAATTGGTCAAGAATGGTCCAAAGATTTTGTGATTCATAATCCAGCGATGCATACGCTCGCTACCTTTACTAAAACAATAAGCGGCAAAAACTACAAAACAACTGTAAGGAATTCCCGGGGTAATAAGTCCAACATAGGCCATTCCTAAACTAAGGAAGCCTAAGATATTCCAAAATAATTTTTTCATATTATCCTGCAAATACGTTTGAACTGCCAGCAGTGATTGCGCCGCCGTCAGTTGAATCACCAACTCGGGCAATTGACTTCCCGCCAACCTTAACTGTGCCTGATCCAACATTAATAACTGCTGAATGAGCAACACAAATTCGACCAGAGGGGATTGTATGGGGAGCAACTGGATCGCCCTGACACTCAACTGCTATACCATTTACGTATACCTTTGCTCCAGCGCCTGTTGGACCTACTACAGTTGATGTAGCATCACAGCCGTGTCCGGTTGTTGTTGGGTCTCCTTGTCTAGCTACAGCTGGCATAATTGTCAATCCTTACATTAAAATGCCGCTAGTCTGTGAACTATACTGCTTACTGATTTCTGTTTCAGTTTTAGCAACACAGCTCACACTGCTGGCCTGTAATACAAATTTACCGTCAGGCGATACACTAAACATAAACGGTGCAAGTCCTAGACCCTCTTTGCCCGCAATCAAAACCATGGGCTTGTGCAGCGTATAAGTTTTATCAGTTTCTGATTCTAGACGGGCAATAATTTCTTCGCCTGAACTTAATTTAAAAGAGACATTGTCTCCAATTCTATATGGTAAGTCAATTAACATTATAATGTGTGTCCTGTTTCTTTTACGTATTTTACCAGTTGATCATATCCGCCAATACTTTCGCCATTTACTTTTATTTGTGGTACTGTGCGAGCAGTTGGAAACATTTCCATTAATTCTTCACGAGTGTAATCAGTACCCATTGACTTATAGCTAAAGTCAAATCCTTTTGTTTCGCATAGTGCTTTGGCTTTGTCACAATATGGGCAAGCCGGTTTTCCATAAATCTCAATCATCATACTTCCTTAGTTCGAATAAATTACTTGTTTCTTACGATCAATAACCCTAACAACCAGGGCTCCCTTTGTCTTTTTATTTAATGCAGCAGCAATGGCCTGAGACTCAGAAGCGAATGAACCCATCGATTTCCAGGATTCAAAAGGATTATTCATTTTGTATTGTGTAGTGTACATGATTTACAATTCCGGGAGCGCATCGTAGTCTAGTGTTTCGCTCATTATGCCAATAACATAATTAGTGCTTTCGCTTTCCTGTAATGCTGTTTGTTTCTTACTAGTATCAACGTGCTTGTTGAACCAAGGAATAGGCGTTGACTTAGGAGCACTGGCTTGATATTTGATACCAATTTCTTTGAGTGCGCTTACTGCGGTATAATCAACAAAGTCACGTAGGATATTAGCGTTCAAACCAATTACAGGGCCCATCTTAAACAGATAGGTAGCCCAATCTTTTTCTTCACGGATAACGTCCATATATAAGGCATACACTTCTGCTTCGCATTCGCCTTTGATTTCTGCAAAGCGATTGTCGTCTTTGATTACTTGATTAATTAAGTAAGCAGTCCAGCCTTTGTGTAACAGCTCGTCTTGTAGAATCAAGCTGATAATATTGCCGTTGCCGATAAAAATCTTGTTCTCAACCATTGCTAAACTTGTAGCAAACGAAACCATAAAACGGAATGCTTCTAATGCATAGCTAGCATGTAGTGCCATCCAAACTGCTTTGATATATTCCTTCTCTGGAATAACTTCGCCTAGTTCTTTACGGCAGTTGATAACATGTAGCTTGTCATAATACAGGCCAACACTTGATGCCATATCTACAATTTCTTTAGTGTCATGGATAGTGTTAAACACATCCTTGGGTACATTATAGATATTACGGATAATGTGACTGTATGATTTGCTATGAATGTTTGTTTCAAAAAATCCCCAGTTATACATTAAGGCTTCAACTTCAGGCAATGAGCAGACAGGAGTAAACACTTGTGTGGGGCCACGTCCTTGTAAACTGTCTAGTGCTGTTTGACGTAGTAAGTTACTAGTGAAGATGTGCTTAACTGCATCGCTAGCTTCTTTAAAATCATTACTGTCTTTGGTTAAACTAATTTCTTCTGGTTGCCAAAAGAAGCCACGGGCTGTAGCTTCGAAGTCTGCAATCTTCTTGTATTTGACTTCTTCAAATCGCTGAATAGTAACTGGACCAGATGGGTCTAGGAACATCTTACGATTTAAGTAGTCTGTCTTTGTTGTTAGATTATATTGTGCTTTACTCATAATTTTTCTCTTTATAGTCTTTTACGGCTGCTTTAATAGCATCTTCTGCTAGAATTGAACAATGTATCTTAACCGGAGGTAGTGCTAGTTCTTCGGCAATTTTGGAGTTTTTAATTGACTCTGCTTCGTCGAGTGTTTTTCCCTTAAGCCATTCAGTAACCAAACTCGAGCTCGCGATCGCTGAGCCGCAACCATATGTTTTGAATTTTGCATCTGTAATAATACCTGTATCATTGTCAACCTTTATTTGTAGCTTCATTACATCACCACAAGCAGGAGCACCTACCATACCTGTACCTACACCATCCTCGTCTTTTCCAAAAGAACCAACATTGCGAGGATTTTCATAATGATCAATTACTTTATCTGAATAGGACATTGATATGTTCCCAATTGATAATTTTCCATTGGTTCTCTAAATACTTTTTCTTGTCTGCTTGGTAATCCAATGCCCAAGCATGTTCCCACCAGTCTATCAGCAATACAATATCTTTTTTAATAGCATGATTGGCGATAGTTTTAATAGCACCATCTTTTGCTAGATAGACCCAACCACTTCCCTGTATGCCCATTGCTTCTTTTAGAAATGCTTCTTTAAACTTATCAAAACTTTTATAATGTTCTTCGATAAATGATAGAACATCACCTGTAGGTTTGTTTGAGCCTGAGGGTGCCTGATATTGTTGGAATAAAATGTTATGTAAGAATACTCCAGCTTCGTTAAAAGTTGGATCACCTTCGTTGGCATTATATCGTTCAGCGTAGGTCTTTGCCAGCTTGCCATAATGATAGTTAATTGTTTCTTCCGAGATAGCAGGGGCTAGTTCATTATTGTCATACGGCAAAGGCTTGATCTCTAACCGAATAGGCTTACCTTCTAATAGGACGTTTCTAATGAAACTAAATGTCATAACTTGCAGGCCTCGCAATCGTCGTCTTCAATTAGTTCTCTTTCGTTATGAAATCCGTTATAATGAACTTCTGGCGTTGCTTCTTCTTGTTGTTTACTGCCAGCTTTATTAATAAGACTGTAGTAAAATGTCTTTAGACCCCATCTATGAGCCTGCATCAAATTCTTAGCAATCAATGTAGTTGGAACTTTACGTCCTTCGAAGTGTGCAGGATTATAAAATGTATTAGTTGAGATACTCTGATCCACATATGCTGCAATTACAGCCGCAGTCTTTAGATAACCGTCACAGTCTTTTTGTTCCCACATCAGTTGATACTTGTTCTTTAACTTGTGATACTCAGGAACAACCTGCGTAAATGATCCCGCCTTAGATTCCTTAGTGCTAATCAAACTCATTGGCATTTCAATACCATTAGTTGAGTTAATAACAACACTAGAACTTTCAACAGGCGCAACAGCCATTAATGTAGCATTTCTCACACCGTATTGTTTCATGTCGGCACGTAACGGTTCCCAGTCGAGCTCGGGAGCAAAATTAGCTAACTCGTTAGATCCCTCAGCTCTGCGTTCCCATGGAAACTGACCTTGTCCATATCTTGTCTTTGCACTGTCCAGGCATGCGCCTCGTTCCTTTGCTAGCTCTACTGTAGCTTCAGTGAGGTAGAACGCTTGGTGCTCCATCCAAGATTTAACTTCTTGGAGTGCATCTTTGTCGCCGTATCTGAGGCCACGTTTGGCATGCCAATAGGCTAAGTTAGTAATACCGATACCTAGTGGTTGTATCTCGTCGTTACTTAATTTACTCTGTATCGACAAGAAGTCTTGATAGTCAAGAATGTTACACAGGCTACGCTGTAGAATTCTACAAGCTCTACGCATATCCTCTGGATTCCGGAACGATCCCCAGTTGATAGATCCCAGTGTACATAACGCTATGCGTCCACTATCGTCATCTAGTCGTTTAAAAGGACGTGTGGGTAATAGGATCTCACAGCACAGGTTACTTTGATAAATCGCATGATATTCGGGATCAAACGGCCCCTGGTTCATTACATTATCTACGAATACAAGATATATTCGACCTGTGTCTGTGCGCTCTTTCAGTATACCACTCTTGAACACTTCTTCAGCACTCATAGACTTTTTGCGTAAGTCTTTGCGCTTTTCGTACTTGACATACAGTTCTTCAAACAAGCTCGTATCTTTGTAAAAAGCTTCGTATAAGTCAGGCACTTCATTAGGGTCAAAGAATGTTATGTCTTCTTTGTTTTTAAATCGTCTCCAGAAGAAGGCCGAGAGTACGACTCCGTAATCCATGTGTCGTACTCGTGTTTCTTCTGTACCTTGGTTGTTCTTGAGAACAATGAGATCATCAAACTGATGATGCCAAATGGGATAAAAGACAGTAGCAGATGCGTTACGAATTCCACCTTGTGAACAGCTCCTTAAATCACCGAACCATTTTTTCAGGAATGGTATCATACCTGTGTGCATAATCTCCCCACCTCTGATGGGACTACCTAGTGAGCGGAGACGACCTATCTCTAAACCAATGCCAGCACGTTTGCTAGCATACTTGGCCATCATCTCTCCAGAAGCAAATATGCTATCCAGATCGTCGTCACTGCGGATAAGCACACAACTAGAAAACTGTTTAGTAGGAGTGCCAAGCCCAGCCAGCACAGGTGTAGCGAGAGTAAACAGACCATCGGATGCTGCATTATAATATTCTTTAATGTAACGCATTCTTGCAGCGTTCGGCTCTTCTTTATGAAAGACAGTTGCTGCCGCAACCATGTATCTAATTTGTGGAGTTTCATAAGTTTCCTTTGTTGCACGATTTTTAACAAGGTACTTCTCAATTAACTGCTCGATAGCTGCGTAGCTATATTGCTCGTCTTTTTCATGATCGAGCATCTCGTTCATCTTGTTCCAGTCGTCTTCAGTATACCATTCTAATAATTCGGGTGTATACAGTCCAGTAGTTACATTCTTCTTTACAATGTTATACAACGAAGGAACTTCATAACTTCCGTATACATCTTTACGTAACATGCTAAGTCGTTGCTTGCCTGCAACATATTGATAATTTGTGTGTCCTACATCGGGATTTGATTCTACGTCAATTAAATCAACAATAGCTCGTAGTGTTATCTCGTCAATCTCTTGCGTTGTGATGCCATCATAGAAATGCGGTTGCGCATTAATCTCAATCATAGACTGACTAACATCAGCGATACCAGAACAAACCTTTGCAATCTGTGCCTGCCACTTCTCAACGGCCAATGGTTCTCTTTGTCCGCTGCGCTTTTTTACTGAAATCGTCATTATTACCTCTTTGTTCTTTTCTAGTATACTGTATGAATGTGTATTTATGGTAACGTATTACCTATCCAAATTTTATTAGTTTTATACCCTTTTAACGATTCAATGTCTGCAGATGAACCGTAATCAAGGTTCAATACTTTAGAGTTATCTACTACCAGAAAAAACCGTTGATCGTTTTTTGTTTGGGGTATAGACATATGTATCTCGCAATCAGAATGAATAAACCGCTGTGTTAATTTAATAGTATACAGCATTCCTAGACAGATTGCAAGATCATCAAACTTACCGTCAATTACCAAATGCCATGGGTCTGGCCATGTTTCGGGCTGAGAGGAGTTTAAATAAGAACTAACAAAAGGCGCTTTACTCCAGAATTTAGCAACTTCTTCTAACGGAGAATCACTATCTTCTAAATCATTTCTAAATTGACGCCAGTTTGAAAGTCTTTCGTTTCCAGTTAGATCAAACACCGTAGGAGATCTGGTACGAGATTGTGCCAGTAACTCCGTAAGCCAATGGGTTACTATATGTTAACAAAATAGTATCATTAGCTGACGAATCGTCTAATGTTTTATTTGTTAATCTGGCATCAAATGTGAAATTTGTCATAAGTAATCCTCCTGGATCTGCAAGTAAATTTGGTGAATATTGATATTCGTCAGTGATCGCGACATTATCAAAATCGTGATCGGTAGACAATGTTAATTTTCCCACTCTTGTATACGATGAAAGTTTTAAAGAATAAGAAATATAGATAAATTTTGATCTTGAAGAAAATACTGCAAGTGGTCTGTTACCGTCACTTAGTGCAATATCAGTGTACTGTCTATCTGTAAAACTAGCATAGGCCGCATTAACAACTTCTGGATAATAACCGATTGAGTTTTCGCTCGTAGTTTCGATTCTGTTCTGGTGTCTGTTTGATGTACAATCGATAACTCTGTTATTTCGGTAGTCTCCGAAGTAAATTATTTCAGAACTTGGGTTGGATGCATCATTGATACCATTGCCGCAATTTTTAAAATCGCAGTTGTCAAATAGATATCCCCTTCCTTGGTCGGCATAAAATACCTGTTCATATACTTCTTCAAATTTATTATTTCTAAATGTCCAATTTGATAGTTGTCCTGTTACTCCGTCAACAAAAATAGAATTAGCGTTTACGATAAAGCGGCAATCACTTACGGTGATATCAGTTTCATCAATGGAAGATTGCGAGGATCTTAATGCCAACTCTAGTGATTCAAATTTGCATTTATCAAAAGTAATGTTTCTTGTTTGTATGGTACTGGTATTTTCCCAGTATACTGCTGCTGTTCTAGAACTCACCGGCGCTATTGTATCACCTAAAACATATTCGCCTTTGAATATTACATTAGATAAAACAGAATCTCTAATACCACTTAATATAACCTGTCCCTGGGCTGACTTAATTGTTAAATTTGAAAATTGTATGTTTCTAGGTTGATTAGTACTATTCCATATGCCTGGATCGTTTTCTAAACCATCTTCGGTGACGAATATGATATTCCAATCACCGATATTAAGAACTGCTCCGTCTGCGGTCTCGCCCCTAATGATAGTTGTACTAGGAATAACAATGTTGTCAGTAAAAACATATTCACCATTTGGTATCAACAACACTTTTTTATATCTAGGATCAGTGTTTTTAAATAAGTCTTCTACTGCATTGGCAACAGCACTATTAGAGCTAGAGGATCCGTCACCGATTGCACCAAAGTCAGCAATGCTTACAGAAATCTCATCAATCTTTGTTTGTAGCGATCTTGCAATACTATAATTAATGGTAGGGTCTTGTGCTGCAAATTGATAGCTACCTGCCAATTCTAGGATATTATCGTTTTCTGTAAGAATTTTTGTATTTCCTACAAACGGAGCACCTTCTGCGATAGATCCGTTTCCTATATATAACTCTTGTGAATCAACAGCCCATGCAAATTCTGCTGAACTTAACTGAGGGACTCCGGTGTTGGAATTTTTTAGTCCTCTACGTACTTGTATTTTTGAGATTTGAACAACGGCCACTATATTCTCCTAGAAACTTCTGTTTCTAGTATTTAGCTTATTGGGTGAGCAGTTGCTTATACCCTTGTAGACCCGTAGTATAGTATTCTTCCACTTTGTTTAACCAAGCATCTTGCCACTTGTTAAAGTCTTTAGGCTCTAGTGTAAACTGCTGGTACTGAAAGTCTCTGCTACACATAAAGATAACACCTTTACGGATGTCTGTGCCGTAGACTTCATTATGTGCTAATATATAGGCCATTAATTGTAGGTAGTAATCTTCCACCCATTCTGCTTTTTTAGGCTTGTTTGTCTGTTTGTAGTCCATGACAGCTGGTTCGCCGTCATGTACTCCAACTAGGTCAGTCGTACCGGAGAATAAGCCCGGAAAGTACAAGCTCTGTTCCATTGCCCAGATTTCGTTTACCTTGCTTAGTCCGTGTTCAATAATAACATCTGCCATCTTATTGGCCTGCACATGTACAGGATTATTGCCCGGCTGTCTTTGTTCGCCAACTACAAACCGTTCTAAGTTGGCATGCATGGCTGTTCCTACTCCTGCAGCTTCTGTAGTGATTTGTTGTGCCTTTGCATGTCCTATGCGATTCTTCCATTCATTCAAATGTGTCATATCTTTAGTAGCACTAAGAATAGTGGTCACGCTAGGAAGACTTTCACCGTCCGGTGTTTGGTAAACACGTTTTCGAGTAACCGGATCGTTAACTTGAATGCAATTCTTGTATTGAAACCGTTCAACGAACGGAGGAGGTGTGAGTATAGTTTCAGTCATACTGTATATATTACAGTGACGTTAGTACAAAGTCAATAGTGACTCGTCCAATTAAGCTGCTGGAGTTGCTGTCTGTTGTGCTAATTGTTGAGGAGCAGCTGAAGATGCTGCTTGATCAACTGCGTCTTGACTAGTTTGATCGCTTTGAGTTGGTTTTTTATCAGCATCAGGCGCGCCAGGAACTTTGAGTTCAATGCCGTCATCATTAAAGTTCTTAACCATTGATTGTAATGTTGGGCTAGCATCATACATAGATTTAAATGTTTCGTAATCAGCTGATAATTCAATTCCACTGCTTTTTGAAATTTGATTTAAACTACTCCAGTTTAGCTTAGAAGGAGTTTTTTTAGATGCAGATCTTCCTATAAAGTTTCTTAATACAATAACAAACTTTTCTAGAGTATCTGCATTACCAAATTCGAAGAATCTCATTTCATTGCCGCCAATTGTTTTTGCAAATCTTGTAGCTGCTTCTGTGTCGCAGCAATTTGAGCCTGTATCTCTTTCTTTTGATTAGCACGATCTAATGCCTGCTGTGCCTGCATCTTAGCCTGCGCTTGTGGATCCTGTGTTGCTTGCGCCACACCGGGAGCAGGTGGAGTAGAGGGTGCGCCCGCAGTAGGCGCAGGTCCTGCTGCCATTGTAGGAGCAAGCTCTCGAAGTCTAGCAAACTCCTCTGCTCTTGAGATATTTGAAAATCTCATATTATCCTGCTAGTACTTTTAGCAAACGGCTACTGCGGTCAATACTTTCACGCTGTTCACGTCCTGCTGTTTCCATTCCACCAGTAGCTGCATCAGCTGCACCAAACTCGTCACCTGCTACTTCATCATCAGGATTCATAGCATCTGGTTCTACTGCTGCTAGATCTTCTTCGCCTGTTGCTGCTGGTTCTGCACCTAACATTTCTGCAGGTTGCTCTTCACCTGTTAATGCACGAACTCCAGTGCTGAGTGTTTCTCTTGCACTCTTTAAATTTTCTAATGCAGATTGAATTGCAGGAGCTACTGTCTCAATAAATGACTTAGCCTGCTCTTGACCCATTTCATCACGGATGCTGTCACCTAGTTGTAGTAGTGTGTCATTTTCCATACCGCTTAGTTCTTCAATCCAACGGCCGACTCTGTCGACCATGGTCTTTGCTGTGACGATCGCACTTGCTTGTTGGATCTCACCTTCGTGTAACTTAGTCATATCTTCTCCTGTTGTGACTGATTCATTCTTTTCTTTGTTGTGTCTTTTCCATGCTGTTGCATAGGCAATTGACTTTTCTTTATCAGTTAGTTTGCCGTCATCGGCATACCCTTTCTTGATATGTTTAACCATGCGCTCGCCCTTGGCTGTTGGCGGTGCGCTTTCGTCTTTTAATCTACCATCGGCTTCTGCTGATCGTAACATTGCTGCACGGTCACTATAGCTTCCACGATCAACATCAGGTGCTGCATCGCGCTCACCCTGTGTTGGATTCTCAACGTGCTTTAGTGGATCGAACCCGCCCTGTGCCAGGTGTTCAAACTCTGCTTGTAGATCCTCGATATACGAATCCATATTGCGAAGTTCCCCACCGTCTTGATCGGCGTATGAGTACCATACTTCTTCAACAGCAGATTCGACATCACCGTTACTTAGTGCTGCCATAATTTTGTTGTGGTCGGGATCACCGTATCCGCCGATCTCATTCATATTTTCATCAAATGATTTTAGTATCTGCAATACTTGATTCTTATCAATTTTAGTATCTGCCCCGTCTTGGCCACCGTCGCGGTTACCAAAGCCACTGTCAACTTCATTAACTGGATCGGAAATAATATGTTCTGCACGTTCTGCAATTTCAGCGTTGATAGCATCAAGCATCCACTGTGCTTGAGTAAGGGCTTCGTTTTCAATAGTTTCATTGAATCCACTTTCGTTACGAACTTGACTCACTTGAGTACGGAGTTTGTTACGGGCATCGTGAAGCTGGTCTAGATCAAATGCTTCAAATTTGATCCTTTTTCCAAAAACCTTATGCAGGCTTTCATTAAGGCGCTTAGAGCTTGTGCTGTTAAAAATGTCTTGAGTTTTCATGTTTCCCTAATTCCAGTATGATTATGTATTTATTCAACCTTTTGATAAACGCTCTGCAATTTCCTTAGCTAAAACTGCTTTGCCTTTACTTTCTCGATATCTAGCCATTAGCACATCTGCCTTTGCGTTATTGTTAATTTTAACAGCATTTCTATGAGAATGCATTAACATTTGACAATCAGTGTACCATTTACCGTATTCTTGATCGGCTCTGTATATCTGTTGCATCACAACAACATCTTGTCTTAAAGCTAACATATTTGCCAACTTAATAGCAACACAGTTCAAGCTGACATTTTCGAATATTTTTTGGTCGTCGATTATCAAGTGTTTAACATTAGATTCGGACTTTATCAAAACATTGCCTACAAGAACACCTGCATCAGTTTTAACCGGAATGATGTTCTTTTTAAGCTCTTGCTTAACAACCTGCTCTAATTTTTTAAAAACTCTAGTCATAAAAAAAGGACCTATGGTCCTTATTTAAGTGTTCTTATTTTATAGCCCTAAGAACTTGAGTATGTGGGGAAAGTTGATAGCGTTGACCCAACCTGCTCCTGCAGCAAATGCTAGACCCACCATGGCATACATAGTGTACTTATTTTTAACTTTTTCTAATTCGCTAATCTTGCCGGCCAGTTCGTGATGCTGTGCGGATTGTAGTTCGTTTAGATGATTAGCATGTTCGTAGTATTTGGCAGCATTACTACGATACTCTTCTGTCATTTTATCTAACTGTGCAATAACTACATCACGAGTGTTGTCTAAACAATCGTGCATATCTTTGACATCTATTTTAAGCTCGTCCATCTTATCATTAAGATGTTCTACTTTAGTTTCTACTATGCCTACTCGTTCAGGTAACGCGGCTAATTGTGCAACTGCTTCCTTCGTGGCCATTCTGGGCTCTCCAATGTTATAAGTCAAGTGCTCGCTCCGAGCCATGTGCCTAATGTATGATTGAATGCCTGGTGGGTACTACTATGCCTTTGATACGATATTTATCATTAAACAACAAATTCAGTGTCTTGGCATTCACATTAACGATATATGAATGTTAATGTCTTTTCCTATAGTAGTAAATACCGCAGGATCTATGTTAACTGAATTTGTAAGACCGGCGATCACAGGCACTCCGTGAAGATCATCAATTAACAATTCTACTGGATTGTTGTCTTTTAAAAAAACATCCTCACGTTCAGATTCAAACTCCCAAACCCAATATGCACCTTTGCCGTCAAATGGTTCAGGCAAGCGACCTTCAATTTTCTTAGGATCAGATAGCCAGGTAGGATTGGCCCTAAGTCCAATAGCCTGTATAAGACTGTTAAAGTTTGCCTGTTGAGCAATCTTTAAAACATCTGTTTCGGCTCGTGACGGATTAGTACGAGTGATGTCTATTAGAGTTGTAATTTTATATCGTGCCATAATGTGCTACTATTTATAATAACTCAAATAGTAATAAGTGCGGATTGCTTATCGGTTCTATCATCACGTAGTCGCCTTCAGTATCTATGCTATCACCTTCTGTAAGTATAGTATCGCCTACACGGATACTGCCTTCCAACACTAGAAGGTAACTGTTACTTGTACCCATAGGGCAGTCCAAATTACCAGCCCATACTTCTACTTCTGTGTTCTGTAATTCTAAAGGTAACTTGGCAAATGACAAAGGTCTAGTTATGAGAGTATACTTAGGTTCCCATACAGGAGCGATCTTGTTGGGCATGATCCATATCTGTAAGTAACGATTAGGCTTATCACTAGTATTGCCTTCTGTATGACTAATGCCTGTACCACAGCTCATCCATTGCACTTGTCCTTCTTGTGCTTGTAGTTCATTACCTAAGTTATCTTTATGATGGACTTGTCCTTTTACAACATAACTTAAGATGTCTAATCCTACGTGCTCGTGATAGCTGGTAATAAAGCCGGGTTGAGCTCTATCGTCGTTAATAGTTCTTATAGGACCCCAGCAATCATACCTAGGGTCTCGATACCCTTCGAAGCTAAAACTACGATAGCTTTCAAAGTTATCTTCACCTAGTCTACTGTGCGGAATATAGCCACGCTCGCTGTTACGTCTAATTTTCATACAGGTATTTACGGCCGTAAAAAAAGCCCAGGGTTTAATCTGGGCTTCGATTGACTGCTTAGATTAGCAATCGTTTTCGATACTCCAACCGTTCATCTTACCGTGGAATACATTGACTCCACTAAATGTTGCTGTAGCATTGATCATGTCTTGTAGAGCACTAACATTACCGCCCGCGTCAGCTTCTTCTGTACCAGTGAATGGAACCGATTGTCTGTTAACAACGACAGTGACTTCTTGACCGTCGGGGATACCAACGCCATAGATTTCAAGTCTTTGTTGTAGACATTGAATTAATTCAAAAAACACGCTACCTGATGCTGTGTAATTTGTTTCGATATCTTGCTGAGCATCAATTTGTAAAAACACTAGGTCACGTGTACCAAATGATGTGCTGTCTACTACTTTGCGGGTGTTTCCGCCTAGATCTGAATTATATAAATTTGACATAATAGTCTCCTTGAAATGTTAATTTAAAAAAGGCCCCAGCATAACCTGTAGGC